TGATCAGCCCACCCTTCCCCCGTAGGCCCACCGCCTGGTGGGCCATCCCTCGCATTGCCTGGGTGTTGCTTCCTAGCCTCCTGGGAGCTTCCAGCTCCGCTGGGTGGCGTGGGCTTCCCTGCCCTGTCGCCGACCATTCTACGCATCCTGTCGGGAGTGTCAACCCTTGGGCTGGCCGTAGTGCCTGGAGCGCTCCAGCGCTTCCCTGTGCTTGGTCAGCGCTACCGCGTACTCCTGGGATGCCTGGCGCTTCCGCCACGGTGCTGCGTAGTGCCGGTGGTCCTGCGCTGCCCACGTCGCTATCTGCCTCTGCCATGCTGCGTCCTGCTGGTGCCAGGCTCGCTCGCCTCTGTCCTGTCTGCTCAGCATCCTGTGCCTCCTGTGGCCTCTGCTGGTCCTGTCGGGTGGTGGTGCGGGAGTGGCTGGCCTTGCCTCTTGTGGTATTGCCTCCTGGCTGTACCTGGCGTTGCCTGGGTGGTCCCGGCTCTGCCTGGGGCCTACCTGGCCACTCCCTCTAGGCCACGTACTCTACCCGCCTGCCTCTGCCTTGTCTAGTCCCTCCTGGCTGGTGCCTGGGTGCTGGTCTGTCTCACCCTGGCTCACTCTGTCTCTACCTGTGCCCTGCCTGGCTCTGTCCTGGCTACCGCTGGTCCTGCTGTCTTGCCTCGCCGCTCCCTCGCCTGCTCGGTCGCACCTGCGGCGCTGATGGACGCCTATTTGTCCATTGTGTGTGACATAACCGCAGCCTTAGTGCCACACGGGTTTCAGGGTGGTGGTCCTGGCTGGGTGGCTGCTCCCTGGGTGGCTGCTCCCTGGGTGGTGGATTTGCGTTACCTGGGAACGCAAATCCTGGCTAGCTAGACTAAGCCTCGCACGTGGGTCTCTATACGCGTGGGAAGGCTCCAGGGAGCGCCCTGGGGAGGGTTGACACGTGGGCAGTAGGTCTGTAGAGTTCGCCCTGTCTTCACGCAACAACGCCTCTACAGGCAGCCTGGAGACAGGGTTGACACACTGCCAGGGCATCGGTAGAGTGTGCAGCCAGAGGGACGGGAGATTGCAACCTTCCAAGCGCGGCACAAGCCATAGGCGCAAGGGACACGGCAAACTCTTAGGGCAGGAACCGCAGTGTGTGAGACCGGCAGGCATCACTGAGGGGATTGACACGGTGCAGGACACGCGGTACAGTTCGCACCACCTGATGGCCACTCAGCAAAAGGGCCTATGCCAGAGAACTGGATGAACTAATCCCCGACAGAGGATTGACAAGACAAGCGCAAGTCTCTAACATGCGCAGCAAGACGAAAGGATGGCTCAGCCATCTGGCGGTAGAGGTTCGAAGCTTCACCAGCGGAACATGGACTGGTGCGGTAGGTTGACCGAAGCTGCAACTGGTTAGGCAGGGTCCCAGGGAATACCTGTCGGGTGCTGAAGACTCACCCAAAAGAGTCTGAGCGGGAAGCCTCCCCGTCCACGGTTAAGCAAAGGCACGTTAGTGCCGGTGGGAACGAATAGAGTGTCAGTGGGATCGAGAACTAGAAACCTCGGTTAATCGCGACTGACAGTATGCTGGGTAGTATCGGCGGGCCGATTGAACAAGGCCAGGCAGATAGCGCAAAGGGTACGGGGGAAGAGTGCTGACGATCCCGAAGAGTATGCGCAGGACAAGCCAGAACCGCTGATACTACAGGGACTATGCCAATGCCAAGGTTTGTCCCTTGAGGCCCTTCCACCGAGGGGATTCAAGAGACAGACCTAGTGAGGATTGCCGATGGCACACTTCAAGGCTAAGGCTCCCAAGTCGCCCTTTGCTGCTCAGGTAGCGTACTGGCGGGACTGGGAAGCCAAACGTACTAAGCTCATCGCACAGGATAACGTCGAAGGGCGCAAAGAGCTTCGCAAGATGCGTGACGTGCGCTACGCTACCGACCCGGAGCCAGCGCCAGGACGTTACCACAACCCTGAACAGAAGGCTTTCGTGAAGGGTAGCGAAGGCAAGGCGCGGAACATCCTGAAGGGATGGAACGCTAAGAAGTCGCAAGGGAAGGGTTTATAATGCCACGTGTGAATGAACTGACGCCGCGTCAACGCAAGGCCGCCAAGGCTCGCCGCGACAGGGTACGCCGGATTGATCTAGCGCACAAGATGCCGAAAGGCGCCGACTGCCCGATCTTCCGCAAGGCTGAGCAGGCGCAAGCTAAGCAGCCCCGCGTCGATACCCTGACCACTCCCCGCAGTGCTGGCTACCTGGCCGCCGCTGCTTACCTGAACAAATCCATCTGAGGTACATACCATGACCAACGCAATCTCCAAAACCGTAATCGCATTCCGTGGCACCGAAGAGATCAACCGCGCTATCGACGCCATCCGTGTCCGTGGCAAGGAACTCGACGAAGCCATCCAACTGACCGGCCTGTCGATCATCCACCATATCGACCAGTGCGGCGACGTGACCGTGGTCAAGGCGCTGTATGAAGCCATGCCGAAGGGCAGCCGCCGCAATGCGCTGGTCGAGTGGCTGGTGCTGCACGGCAAGGTACAGGTTAACACCGACAAGAAATCGAACAAGGACCTGCCCTTCCTGTACAACAAGTTCGGCAAGACCGATCTCGTTGGCGCCACCGACAACCCGTGGTACAGCTTCAAGCCTGAGAAAGCGCTGGACCAGGAGTTTAACCTGGCCGCTGCCCTGGCCACGATCAAAAAGCAGGTGCTCCAGGCTCAGACCAAGGGCAAGGTGATCGTCGGCATGGAACTGCTGGGTGACCTGGAAGCGCTGGCCGCCAAGGCTGCACCCATCGCTGAGCAGAGCAAGCGTGCTGCCGCCCATTGACTCAAGTCGAACGCCTGCTAAGCGGGCGTTCCGCTGGAATCAATGACAACTGGAGAAACACGATGAGCTTCAAACAACGCCTGCAACGTCAAATCGCCCTGGCACAGTACAGCCGCCCGGCTCAGTTCCCGTATGGCGAGCAAGCCGTCCAGGCGAAGGGGAGTGACCATGGACTTCTGGATCGCCCTTCCCTTCCTCGAACTCGGCCTCAACCTCGGCGAGGATGAACTGCGCATGTTGTGGTTCAGCGGCCTGACGATATTCTTCATCCACCTCCTGAAGCGGTGACTCAAGTCATGGCCCTGGCGGGCGACCCTCGCCTACTCCGGGGCCATCGCTGGACTCATCACAAGCGAGAACTAAACCATGCAAGCTTTGAATACCCTGTTGATTGCAATCCCCAAGGACCCGACCGCAGGCATGCACGCCGCCGACAAGGTGCTGTGCGCCCACGGATTCCGCATGGGTGACCTGAATACCGCGCACGTCCTGACCCCAGGCGGGTTCGTGGTAGTGGGCGCCGGCGTGACTGTGAACCGCTATGACGAAGCGTATCGTATGAGCCGGAACCTCGACTCCGAAGGCTTCGACGTGCTGCTGGTCCAGGGCAGCCCGCTGTCCGGGCGTGTCACCTGCCAGGCGTACGGATGGATCAACGCTGAATACCGCAAGGGCTGCGCGAACGGGCGCCCGATCTTCGACATCGCAGGAACCTCTTACCATGTCCTCGCGTGATCCCTACCGCATCGGCCACCGCGTGGGGCTGGTGAACTACAGCGACCGCTACCTGGGTGCCGACGCGGCAGGCACCAAGGGCACCATCGAAGCCATAACCCGACCGTCCCGCTGTATGACGATCTACCACGTACGCTGTGAGCGGACCCTGCGCCTGATCGCGGCCGAGGCCCGTAACGTGCGATTCGTCAGACAGCTACCGACCCGCAAATGACGTGGCTCATCATCGCTGTCAGCCCATCAGGTGGCTGCGCCTTCGTGTGGAGTCGCAAGCGGCCTGTGCGCCCATTGCGATTCTACTCACGCAAGGCGGCTAAACGCTGGCTTCGCAAGCATCGCCGAACGGCCTCGCTCGGAAGTCGGTATCTCATCGTTAACTGGAGCAAGCGCTTATGAACTACACTGTACGTCTCAAGGACGGCACGTCCCGCAAGGTACTGGCCGATAACGTCACCACCGGCCACGCCTTCGTCGAACTCTGGCTCCACGGCGGCGTTATCGCCATCTACCCGGCCTGCGAAGTGCAGGAAGTGTCCCGCATCGACCTCGTACAGGGGGGTGAGTAATGACCGTCCGTACCGTGTATGTCCGACCCGAAGACCCGGCACCGCCGGTATTGTCCGCAGGCCGACTGATGCCTGGTGAACTCTACCGTGTGGTGGCGCCTTCCGAGGCCGAAGGCGTCATCGTGCTGGCAACTTCCGGCCCGTGGCATGTCCGATCCGTGGTGCTGCACAGCATGAACCCGGCAGTACATCCTGTGGGGCTGGCCATCGTGGACGATACCTGGCGGTTCCGCCGGCTGGGTGAAGGCGAGTACCTCAAACTCGTCCAAGGAGACGACTGATGTCCGATGCACTGATCCTGATCGCGATCCTCGCGGGCGCCTACATCCCAGTTGGCGCCCTTGTGCTGGCCCTCTACTGCTTGGTGGTGTCGCCGCCCTTCGAGAACCCCACAGAAGAGCAATTCGAGGACGCTTGCCTGGCCGGCTGCATCTGGCCCCTCTTGATCGTAGTCATGATCTACCAGGTGGTGCGTGGCTTCCTACAGGGCGTACGCGGCGGGCTGTACCGCCACCTGTTCAACAAATCGACGAGGAACTGAGATGATCCGTACCCATACCCACAACATCGACCGCGAACAGCGCCGCATCTACAAGCCCACTGAGCTGATGTCGGGTGAGATGTACAGCGTAGTGCAGCCCGAGTCCAAGCGTGGCACGCTGGTGGTCGGAGTAGCGACCTGGGATAGCCAGAGCCGACCTGTGGTGCTGCCCATGGTCATCCACGAGGAGGGTGCGTATTCCTCGCCCTGTCCCACCGTTCTGCGGAACGACGGCTGGCGCATGGTGCTTGCCGACAAGGGGACCCAGGTGACACTCACCGCCGAGTGACCAAGGCGAAGGCTGGTGCGCCAGCCTTCCACCGTGGCCATTCCCTGCCGCGAACCAACTCAACTGAGGAGCTACAACATGACCAACGTCAACACCACCACCACCGAAACCACCACCGCTGCTGTCCTGGGTGCCAAGCTGATCAAGAAGCCGGCCACCGTCGAGGACTTCCGCAACAACGTGGTCTTCCACCATAGCGCCCTGACCAAGCTGACCGAGGTCTACAACGAAGCGGTCGCTGCCCTGCAAACCGCCGAGCGCCTGTCCAGCCTCGTCGCTGGTGACGTGATCACCTTCGACCACGGCAAGGGCGAGAAAGCCGAGGTGCTGAGCGGCGAAGTCATCAGCGTAGTCGCCGGCGTCTATCAGGTGCTGGTCCGCTTCAGCGACAGCGCACCGGCCAAGCTGCTGGACGTGAAGGCCAGCGCCATCCGCGCCGTCCAGTCGTCGGCAGCCCAGGCTGCAACCCTCGACGAAGCCATCGCCCAGGGCGAGTAAGGCCCGCACGTAATAGGCCCGGCCCTCCGGGCCTATTGCGAGCTAGCCATACCATAGGAGGAATCACCATGAGCAAGCGCAACCCCGAACACATCAACGGCACCGTTCGTAGCGTCAGCGTCCAGAAGTTGGCGGCCACCCAGGAACTGGAGGATCGTCTGGAGGCTGCCCTGGCCGTGTGCCAGCAGCGGGCAGAGGACATCGACCTGCTGAGCCGCCGTCTCCAGGCCGCCGAGCGCGCCCGTCGCTGGGAGATCGACGAGATTCGCAACCACCAGGCGACCATCCGCCTGTTGCAAAACGATCTGAACGCTGCGCATGATGCCCACGAGGCACAAGAGCGCCGTGCTCGCAAGGCAACCATCATGGCCTGGGTATGCCTGCTGACCGCAGGTTTGGCCGTCACCCTGAAGCTGGCAGGAGTCTGACCATGCAGTGCAAAGACCTTTACACGAACCTCGCGTCGGGCATGTTCAACGTGCCGTGCTCCCAGGTGACCCCGGAGATGCGACGGGTGGCCAAGAGCCGGGCATTCGCCCACGCCTATACGCCCAAGAAACAGGCTTCGGGCGGGACTTACACCGCCCGTGTGAGCGGCGTCACCTGTGACGGTGGTAAGGTGGAGGTGCGCCTGGATAACGTGGAGCGCGTCAGCACCTTCGACTATGCCGAGCTGGAGGCGCGGGTAGCGGCCAGCTTGTGCCAGGCCGACGCGAAGCGCGCCGACGAGTACGAAAAGCTGCTGCTGCGGGCATTCCCGGTGGTGGCTAAGCGTCGTGAGCGCTTGCGCATCTCCGGGCCGCTGTCAGCGGAAGACTTCCGGGCGAACCTACTCGGGATGTGCTCCGCATACCGGGATGGCCTCGACGCCTTACGGGGCGAGATTACCCCGTCAGGCCCGCTGCGGAATCGCATTTATTCGCTGATAGAACGGATGCACCGATCTGAGACGAAGCTCCGGAATGCTCAGTCGGAGATCAATCGTCTGCGGGAGCAGGAACGGGACCTCCTCTACAAGAACATGTCCCGCCCCAGCGCCGAGGAGGCTCGCAAACTGGCACTGGCCCAAGCCAAGGATACCTTGCGAGCGGCCACCTTCGCAGCCACCATTGCCGGCGGCGTCGTGGGCAGCGTGCTGACGTACCTGCTCGTCTAAGCGACCAGGGCCTACTCCGGGGTCAAATCCGAGGGCGTTCCTAGAGCGCCCTCTCGTGTGAGTCTGGAGGATCACGAACATGCAATACCACTTCACGCATTACAACGGATACCGCTTCGGCGTCGAGCTGGAGGATGAGGCTGTCTTCCCGTGCATCGACGGCAAGCGGGCAACCTGGGACAAGGTGGCGGCGTGTGCCGGCAGCCTTGTGCATTACATGGCGCAGGACCTGATCGACTTTGGCCAGCGCAAGTTAAGGGAGTTTGAAGATGAGCAAGACGAGCCTGTATCCGCTGAACCTGCATCCCGGCCTGATTCAAATCAGGACGATTCACGTATTCAGCATCCAAGCCCCGAGCGACTCCGCGAACTGGTGGCAGTGGTTCCTCTGGCAACGGAAGTACCACCCGCTCCGGGAAAGCTTGAGTCCAGCCGGGGAGCTGAGTGCGGGTATCGCCGAGTGTGTGCTCCACCTCCGCCGGAATGGCTGGCAAGATAGCGACATCTGGCGCAAGAAGGGCGGAGTGTTGGCCCTCGGTGCTTTCGACCTTGCCGGTGAGCTGGTAGGTTCCTGCCTCGTAGTGGGGGGTGAACTGAAGGCCTTGTGCGTTGATGACCGACACAGCAGGCAGGGTATCGGCGCTGAGCTGGTGCGGGCCGCCGAGCTGGCTGGTGCCGAGTATCTGACCTGCTTCGAGTTCCTGGAGCCGTTCTACGCCGACTTGGGCTGGAGCACCACCCACCGCGAGGCGAACTGGACAGCAGGAGAGCCGGACGTGCTGCACATGAGGGCACCCGGCCATGACGTATGAGGTGATGACATGGCTTATCGAGAACAAACCGCTGGTCATCGGAGTCGCCTTCAGTCTGGTGGCCCTGGGCGTGCTGCTCACACAGAACAACGGCGGCCCGCCTACGGCGCCCGCATGACCTGGCACCTCCAGGACATGTTCGAGGCCCGAGGCGGGCTGCGGCCTTTGTGGGAGGAATGGTACCAATGGCACTGCGCCGTGACTCCTGGCTAAAGCAAGCGCAATCCCTGGCGGTCGGTCAGGCGGGTCGATTCCGCCACGTCCTGGGATGCCAGAGCATGAGCCGGGGCGGGACCAACATGACCTGCAAGAACCTTCCTGACCGCTGGGTGGCTTACTGCTACTCCTGTCAGGAGGGTGGCGTGGTCGAGAAAACGCATGTGCGGAGGGTACAATGCGCGGATCAAGAACGCTTCATGCCCTGGCCCGAGGATGCCTCGGACTGGACGCAAGCCGACTGTTATCAATCGCTTTATGGTTTGCTGCTGTCCAAGGGCATCGACTACAACGTGATGACGCCAGGGCTGCCGCTGCTGTACAGCGAAAGGCAGCATCGGCTTATCTTCCCTACCGACGCGGGCTGGATTGGGCGCGCTACTGCCGACCAAAATCCCAAGTGGGTGGGCTACGGGTATCCTGCCCCGGATTACCATGGATGGCCCCAGGAATTATCAATGGGCAGGCCATGGGTGCTGACGGAAGACTACTTGTCGGCGCTGAAGGTGCGGTGGGCCTGTCCCGAAGTCTTCGCTGTCGGTCTGAACGGTACAAGGCTGCGCGACAGGCTGGCGGCGATCATGTTGCAGCAGACCTGCAAGCGCGCCTTCATCTTCTTGGATGGCGACCCGGCAGGTGTCCGTGGTAGTGCAGGCGTGATGCGCCGGCTCCGGTCCCTGCTTATCGAAGGCCAAGTAATACCCACGCCGGACGGGTTCGACCCCAAGGACCTGACCCGCGAGCAGATAAGGAGCCTAGTAATTGGACGTATTGACGCTACATGCACTGAGTGACAAGGACCGCTTCCGCACGTTGCGGAGTGTGGTGCCTGAAGGGATGATGGGGCCGGAGACGTGCTTTGTCATCGACTGGATCGAGCAATACTGGAAGGTCTACCCAGCGCATCAGAAGGTAGACCCGCAGGCTCTGCGCGAACTGATAAAGCTGCGAGGTGGCTACCAACCGGAGCAACTGGCGGTAGTCCTGAACCTCGTCAACCAACTGGACAAGCCGGTAGACCCGGACTCGCTACAGGGCGTCGTGTCCCAGCTCAACGAACTGGATTTTTCAGGCAGGGTGGATGCCCTCCTGGCGCAGTACAACCAGGGCGAAGACATAGACCTGGCGTATGAGCTGCGCCGGCTGAGCGACGAGGCCCTGCGCCGCGAGGGGATCAGCACGCCGACCGACTATGTGACGGACGACGTGTTTGATATCCTGGCGGAGGAGCAAGGTGACCACGGCATCAAGCTGCCGGGGCTGGTGCTGCCGGCGTACATGAAGGGCCTCCACGCCGGGGCCTCGGTGCTGGTGGCAGCGCCGCCAGATGCGGGCAAGACCTCGTTCATGGCCTGGATCGCTGTCCATATCGCGCCGCAGCTCAAGCGGTACTTCGACCCTGGGCGGCCCATCCTGTGGCTGAACAACGAGGGCAAGGGCCGGCGGATCAAGCCGCGCCTGTACTCGGCAGCCTTGGGCATGACCGTGGGCGAGATTCTTGCTCTGGACCCGGAGGAAGTTCGCAGGATGTACGCCGAGAAAATCGGCGGCGACTCTGAGCTGATCCGCATCAAGGACTTCCACGGTGGGTCCCTGGCCCAGGCCGAGCAGGTCATTGACGCGATGAAGCCGGCGGTGGTGTTTTGGGACATGATGGCTCACGTCAAGGGTGGCCAGCGCAAGGACCAGAACCGCACCGACGAGATGGAGTACAAGGTGGCCGAGGTCCGCGAGATGGCGGTGCGTCACGACTTCATCAGCTTCATGACGTGGCAGATTAGCAACGACGGCCACGACCAGTTGTTCCCACCGCAGTCCTGCCTCAAGGATTCGAAGACGGCGGTACAGGGTGCTGTAGACGTGCAAATCCACCTGGGCCGTCTCAACGGTGCGGATCAACAGGTCATGCGCGGCCTGTCCCTGCCGAAGAACAAATTCCAGATGGACGGGAAGCCTTCGAACGTGGAGGCCATGATTAACTTCGACGCCGCGCGGTGTCGTTTCTTTGAGAGTGTAGACCATGCAAGTTAAGCACTACGATCTGTTGAAAGGCACCAAGGAGATTCCATGCGTCGAGCTGTCCAGCCAGATGGAGCAGCTCCTCCTGCGTCTGTACTCCGACGTTACCCACTTCGAAGGCGTGGCCCTGGCCGGCGGTTGCCTGCGGGACCTGATGCACGGCGCCGAGCCGAAGGATTTGGACGTGGCCCTGTACAGCATGTCCCAGCGCCGCGCTGAACAACTGGTGGCCGACATGCTGGGCTTCCTGGACCCGCTCATCCTGCGCGGTGGTGGCTGGTCTTCTCAGTACGCCGACTGCGGCGAGAGCGGCATCTTCGTGGGCGTCATGCAACTCATCGGCTGCCGTGGGCTGGGCGGGTGCGACGTGGACTTCAACTACTACAACGCTGACAGTCTGGGCCGCGTCCTGGAATCCTTCGACTTCACCATCAACCAGGTTGCCGCCACCTACCAGTGGCCGAACCCGGAAGACGGCCCGAAGCTGGGCACCTACCTGCACAAGGACGTTACCTGGGGCGTGAACAAGGAGGTCGGCGTAGGCTCCCGGCGTCCCGAACGTCGTGAGAAGATGCTGGCCAAGGCCAAGCATTACGGATGGGAGAACGTGTGATGAGCAAGCGCGACGTGGTACTGGATATCGAGAAAGGCATCTGGCGCGGTGTTGACCAGAACGACAAGGCCGTCGAGGCCATCATCAAGAAGCACGGGTACGTGATCGTCGAGCCTAAGATCGACGGGTGCCGTGCCATCGTGGGTGCGCATGGCGTGGTATCTCGCAGCGGCCGCCGCTTCCCTGCCCTGGACGGCCTGGAGGATCGCATCATCGCGAAACTGTCCCAGTCCGGCCTGGACTCCGGTCTGGTGTTGGACTGTGAGATGTACCTGGAAGGCATGCCCTTCAGTGAGGCGACCGGGCGCATGGCCCGCAAGACCCCGCTGACCGAGGCCGAGCTGAAGTGCCTGCACTTCGCGGTATTCGACGCCACCCATATCGGCGTGCTCCGCAAGTCGCGCAAGTCCCACCTCGTATACGATGAGCGCCGCGCCATGGTCCGCAGCCTCATGGAAGATTGCCGGCGGGCGACACCCCGTACTTCTTCCAGGTAGCCGCACAATCCTGCCGTTCTATGGAGGCGGTACTACGCTGGTACGGCTACCACCGCGCCATGGGCTTCGAGGGGTCGATGGAGAAAGACCCGAGCCTGACCTACCGCAACGGCAAGGTTGCTGGCTGCTACAAGCGCAAGCCGGAGATCACCGTGGACGGGCGTATCGTCGGGTACGTGATGGGCAAGACTGGCAAGAACGTGGGCCGCGTCGTGGGCTACCGTGTGGAGCTGGAAGATGGTTCCGGCACCGTGGGCGCCACCGGCCTGAGTGAGGAGCACATCCAGCTCCTGACCTGCGCCCACCTCAACGGCTGCATCGACGAGACCATGCCGAACTATGGACGCATCGCCGAGGTCTCCGCGATGGAACGCTCAGCCAACACCCTCCGCCATCCCAGCTTCAGTCGCTTCCGCGACCTGGCTAGCAACCCAGGAGTCAAAGTATGAGAATGCCAACCGAAGAAGAACGCATGGTCCGCTGCCTGCTGGCAGATATCCACGAACCCTTGAACCTGCTGTTCCCCGGTATCCGTGTAAAGGCCGAGACAATGCCCTTGGGCTGGGGGGCTAGTATCTGCGCCTTGGTACTCCGGGTGAGCTACGAACATCTCACGCTGGGTCGCCTGGAGTACATGCACGAGGTCCCCATCCTGCACCTGTCGCAGTGGGGCCGGGACGGCATGCTCCAGCACCTGATGAACGAGATTCCCCGTCGGGTACTGGATGGCATGCTGCGCCAGGCACAGAAATACAGCCAGAGCAACTGGTACAGCAAATGACGACTATCCGAATCCTCGACCTCGAAACCGAGAGCTACGAGCACAAAGGGCGCAAGGCGTCGCCCTTTGACCCCCGCAACTACATCGTCATGGCCGGCTGGCGTGACGACGTTGACGGCAAGGTCGGCCAGAAGGTGGAACATCGCTTCCGCAGCCGGTCTGAAGCCGAAGACCCGAACAACCGCTGGTTCAACCTCGACGGCGTGGACGTGATCGTAGCTCACAACGCCATGTTCGAATCGAACTGGTTCTTCACCCGCTACCGGGACGAGTACCTGGCCTTCCTGCGACGTGGTGGCCGGGTCTGGTGTACCCAGCAAGCCGAGTATCTGCTGAGTCACCAGACGTGGCTGTACCCGGCGCTCGACGAGCTGGCTCCGAAGTACGGCGGCACCCACAAGGTGGACGGCATCAAGATGCTGTGGGACCAGGGCGTGCTCACCTCGGAGATGGACCAGGACCTGCTGAGCGAGTACCTGTCCGGCCCGTGCGGCGACATCGAGAATACCGCCCTCGTGTTCTACGGCCAGTTGATGAAGCTTCAGGCCCGTGGCATGTGGGCTGGCTACCTGGAGCGCTGCGAGGCCCTGATCGGTTTCTCGGCGATGGAGTGTGCCGGCCTGAAGGTGGACCTCGAAGTCGCCAAGGTGAACCACGCCAAGCAACTGGAAGAGGTGGCCGGGATCGAGGCCGAGCTGAAGAAGCTGATGCCCGACTTCCCAGAATACTTCGAGTTCAAGTATACCAGCCTCTACCATATGAGCGCATGGCTCTACGGTGGCGAGGTGCGGTACAAGGGCCGGGTGCCGTACGAAGATGGCCGGATGGAGAAAGCCGACTTCGTGCGCTTCGGTACGGCCAAGCGGGGGACTCCAATCGAGAGTACCTCAGTGCGGGTCCCGATCCACGAAGTGACCGACCAGGGTGAGTGGCACTGGCCCACCATCACCGAGCTGGCGACCAAGCACGGCCCGGTCATCACGTTCTCCGCTGGCAAGAACAAGGGCAGCGTCAAGGTGTTCCGGGAGGATACGGACATCCCGGCGACCAAGTGGGATGATGACCAGCGATTCCGGTTCCCCGGCCTGATCAACCTGACCAACCTGCCGGAAGTAGTGCGTGAGAAATTCCTGGGCAAGCGCCCGGAGTTCCAGTGCGCCCTCACCCTGGCGGATGGATCGCCCGTGTTCAGCACCAGCGGCGACGCCCTCAAGGCTCTGGAGAAACAGGGCTTCGAGGCGGCCAAGCTGTTGATGCGCCTGGCCGAGCTGCACAAGGACAACTCCTCGTTCTACATCACCCACACCTACAACAAGGATGGGACGATTAAGGACACGAAGGGGATGCTTCAGTACGTGGACGATGATGGTATCATCCACCACTCGCTGAACACGACCGCGACGGCCACGACTCGACTGTCGTCCAGCCGCCCAAACCTCCAGCAGCTACCGTCGAAGGACGAGGACGACCCGGAAGCCGGCAGCCGCGTGAAGGAGATGTTCGTGTCCCGCTTCGGCGCGGACGGGATGATCGGCGAGACCGACTACACCGCCCTGGAGGTGGTGATGCTGGCGGCTCTGTCGAAGGACCAGAACCTCCTGGCGAAGCTGATGGCCGGCACAGACATGCACTTGTATCGCCTGGCCGGGAAGCACAACAACTGGAACGGCTTCGATTACGACCAGCTTGTGGCCATCAAGAAGGACCCCAGCCACCCATGGCATGGCCGCATGATGCAGGCCCGTAAGAACATCAAGCCCAAGGCGTTCTCGGCGCAGTACGGCGCGAGTGCGGCAGGTATCGCATTCAACACCGGCTGTACCGTGGAAGAAGCGCAGGAGTTCTTGGACAACGAGGCGGCTCTGTTCCCCGAGTCCATCGCATTCCGGCAGATCGTCCGCGACAGTGCAGAGGCCACCAGCCTCGTGATGTACAAGGCCGAGGACCAGATGCCGGCAGGTGCCTTCAGCGAGATGGGGCCGGATGGCAACTGGCGGCAGTACCGCCGAGGGTTCTGGCAAGCGCCGGGAGGCACCTGCTACAGCTTCCGCCAACAGGAGCGCTGGGACAAGGAACAGCGCAAGACGGTCATGGACTTCAAGGACACGCAGATCGCCAACTACTGGAACCAGGGCGAAGCTGGGTTCATGATGACCGTGAGTGTCGGGCGCATCTTCCGCTGGATGCTGCACCGTCCGGGCTTCATGGTCACTGAATTCCTCATCAACAACGTGCACGATGCCGTGTACACCGACTGCCACAAGGACACCGCCGCCGAGGTCAACAGAGGCGTGCGCGACATCATGGCCGATGCTGCCCGCTACATGAGCGAGCGCCTGGGCTACGACATCGCAGACGTTCCATTCCCGGCAGTGGCCGAGATGGGACCCAACATGTTCAACATGGATGTTATCCGGGACTAGGCGACCCCAGCCTACTCCGGCCTTAAATCTTCATTCGACACGAGAGAGACCACGCATGACTCAACAACTCAACGCTCTGCAAGCCGCCCTCGCCCTGGCCAACAAGGCCGCTGAGACCGCAACCATCGACATGTCCGAAACCTCCACCGGTGGTGGTGGTGGTCGCATCTTCCCGGCGGGCACCGCCATGGGCCGCTTCTGCATCTACATCGAGCTGGGTGACCACGCCAAGGAATTCCAGGGCAAGCTCAAGAACCCGGCGCCTCAAATCCGCCTGGGCTTCGCACTGTGGGGCGACGTGAACCCGCAGGCCGGTAACCCGCAGAGCCGCCCGGACGACCTGTTCCACACCTACGAGGCCGACGGCTCTATCAAGCCCGGCCTGTTCCGAACCTTCGAGATGACCCTCGGCAATAACGAGAAATCGAAGACCAAGCTCGCCTTCGACAAGATGAACTGGAGCGGGCAGCATACCCACTTCGCTCAGATGCTCGGCCAGGCGTTCATCATCCCGATCAAGCGCACCAAGATCACCAAGGGCAACAACGCCGGCAAGGAACGCAACGACATCGATTGGGGCGGCATCATGAAGCCCTACAACCCGGTCGATGGCAGCCCGTATAACGTGCCGGAACTGCCGATGGACCTGTTGCAGTATTTCTTCTTCGACGCGCCGACCAAGGAGACCTGGGACGCCCTGTATATCGAGGGCACCTCGGACAACGGCAAGTCCAAGAACTTCCTGCAAGAGACCATTCGCTCGGCCACCAACTTCCCCGGCTCGGCCCTGCACATCATGCTGGGCGGCGGCGACGATCTGATCATCAAGCCAACGAGCCAGGCCGCAGGCAGCAACCTGCCGGCAGTGCCCAACGTGGCCGCTGATGCAGGCGTAGCAGCAGCCCCTGCTGTCCCGGCAGTCCCGCAGGCAGTGGCTCAGACGGCCCCCAGCGTGCCCCAGGTGGCGAATGTGGCTGCCCCTGTGGTAGGTACTGCCGAGGCGCAGAACGTGCTGCCTGACGTCCCGCAGGTGGCCCAGGTGGCGGCTCCGGCAGCGGTCGAAGTCCCGGCGGTCCCGGTAGTGCCGGCAGTACCGCAGGTCTAATGCGCCTGCCATCGGAAGAGTTCCTGGCAGGACTATCCGCGCAGTTCGACCGCAGCATGGCAGGCGGGACGTTGGTGTGTGACGCCGACGGACCCGCCTACGTGGCTGCGGCCACTGCTAAGACCCTGGACACTGCACTCCGAAGATTCTGGAAGCTCATTTTGGAGCAGCAGTTCCTAGCGCACTGCACAGGGACACGGGTTCACCTCACGGCAGCAGGTGGGGCGAAGGCGTACCGCGACACGTATCCGACCATGAAACCGTACCAGGGCCAGCGCAAGGGCAAGGCAAAGCCCGCGCTGCTGGAGCCACTGCGGCGGGCCGTGGCGGACGTGCATGAGCGAGGCGGGGCGCCGGAGGGGATCGATGTCATCCTGCACACGTTCTTCGAGGCGGACGACGGCATGATGATGGACGCCTACGCCATGCAGGACAAGGCCATCATCCGGTCCGACGACAAAGACCTGCGGATGACGATCTACCCGTATTGGGAGATCGATACGGCGTGTGTGAGCAGGATCGAAGGCGGCTTCGGCTACCTCAAGGAAGCGTACACGCCTTCCGGCCAGTTCAAGCTCAAGGGCCATGGACGGAAGTTCTTCTTGGCGCAGTGGCTCGGCGGCGACACCGCTGACAACATCCGAGGGATCGATCGATTCAACGGTAAGCTCTGCGGTATGAAGACGGCCTTCGACATCCTCCATCCGATCACGGATGAGGACGAGGCCATCGACATGATCCTGGAGGCGTACGCCAAGATCAAGCAAAACCCGCTGGCAGAGGCCGAGGTGCTGTGGATGCGCCGAACGCCTACCGACAACGCAGCGCAGTACCTGTTAAGCCGCGACCTTCGTCCGGCCTTCCGCCAGTGGATCATCGAGCTGGACGCCTACCACGAGGCGCTGCTCCAGAAGCGGAGGGAGAGCGATTATGACGAGTGAGCCGAAGGTCTACCAGATACCGCGCAGTCAACAGCGCACCTTCACCCTGAAGCTATGGGCCGAGCAGAACAAGCTGTGCCCGCTCTGCGGCAAGCCCATCGATATCAGCGTGAAGGGCGAAGCGGTGATGGACCACGACCACGAAACGGGGCTGGTGCGGGGCGTCCTGCACCGGTCCTGTAACACCGCAGAAGGCAAGATAACGAATGCGGCAGGTTCCTGGGGATGCAAGTCGATGAAGTATTCAGACATCATCCCCTACCTTCGTGCCCTCCTGACGTATCTGGAGGGGCCGAAGCATCCGCTGATCTACCCCCTGCACAAGACCGACGAGGAGAAACACGAAGCGAAGCTGGCCAAGCGCCGGCAGGCAGCCGCCAAACGCAAGGCGGCGATGGCCGTCGCAAAGCACAACGCGAGGAACGTATGAGCAAACTCCGCAAGCAATTCACCAATGAGTACCTGCGAAACGTCTATGTCGAGCTGGGCCTCAAGAAGGGTGCCGAGCACCTGACCGAGCATTCGCGCTTCGGTGAGGTGAGCCGCCAGTGCTTCCGCAACTGGTGCATCAAGCTGGGCTTCCACGGCAGCAGGACGCGCGGCATGTACGCCAAGAAGGGCGCGATGCACTGGCTGGGCCGCAAGGCTGCCGAGGTAGTGCGCAAGTTCCCTGGCGCCGTGGGCAACGTGGTAGGCCAGGGTCCGAAGGTGCTGAGCCTGGACATCGAGACCTCGCCTATCGAGGGCTGGGTCTGGTCGCTCTGGAAGCAGAACGTGGGCCTCAACCAGATCAAGCGGGACTGGACCATCCTGTCGTTCTGTGCGAAGTGGATGCACAGCGACGAGGTGATCTACATGGACTGCCAGGGTGATCCCTTGGACGACATGCACCTGCTGGTCGCGCTGCACAAGCTGTTGGACGAGGCCGACATCATCATCGTCCAGAACGGCAAGCGCTTCGACGTGCCCAAGATCAACGCCCGGTTCTTCCTGAACAAGATGCCGCCGCCGCGACCGTTCAAGGTGATCGACACCTTGATCATCGCCAAGCAGCAATTCGCGTTCACCAGCCGCAAGCTGGAGTACATGACCCACAAGGCATGCACCATCAAGAAGCGACTGCACGGCAAGTTCCCCGGATTCGACCTGTGGGCGGCCTGCCTCCAGGACAACCCGGAGGCGTGGGAAGAGATGCGCCTGTACAACATCGACGACGTACGGTCGATGGAAGAGCTGTACATCCTGATGCGTCCATGGTTCGTCGGCCACCCCAACGTGGCCGTGTACTTCAATGACGCCGAACCGACCATCCGCTGCCCGAAGTGCGGCGACACGGATGTTAAGCAAGAAGGCTGGGTGCATACGCAGACCGGCAAGTACGAGCACTATCACTGCGGTGGCTGCGGTGGCTGGAGCCGAGGGCGGTACACCCGCAACACCTCGGAACAGCGCAAAGCCCTGCTGAGCAACTAAGGAGGTAGCATGAGCCTAGCATTCCCGGACTCTTACGAGTCGACGATCACGACTGAACCGTACCGCAAAGGTGCGAGTCTGGAAGAACGCAAGGTCGGCAAGCTTCCCATGCACCTGGTAGTCGAGGGGTTCCCGCTGCTGAAGCGGGAGCTTGCTCGAATGATGCAATGGGCTGCCGAGGTCAAGGGGTATCTGCCGCACGACTGGAAGAAGATGACGGTGGGCGAGTTCAAGTCCGCCCAACACAGGCACGAGTCCAAGCGGCTGATCGACGGGCCGCTGGATGACGAGTCCAACCTGATGCACCTGGTGCATGAGGCATTCAACGCAATGGCCGCCGCCGAGGTGGCCCTGATGGACCGGGAGAAAGGCAATGAGTAAAATCTGTTGGTGTACCCGACCGCACGAGACCGATGAAGGTGTTCGGGTCATCTGGGCCTTCAACGAGCGGGGCATCGGGGTCAACTACGTCACAGCGTACATCACGCCGGCGATGGTCAGCCATCGGGACTGGAGCGATGTCATACTCCCGGACATTCTCCGGGAGATGGCGGAGCGCCTGGAGCGGGAAGTGAAGCTGGTGGAACTGCGCTGGTTCCGCGCTGAGATTCTGAGCTGCGGGGAATGGCGTGACTACCGAGCGATGACGCTGGAGGGGGCGGTTAGCCTGGCCGAGGCCGAGTGGGGTCCCGAGGATATCGGGCGCGTAATCGAAAGACGATAGGAGATGGAATGGACCTGATACAGCAGCAGATCGCCCACGAAGAGGCCCTGGTCGGGGCGGCGCAGAATGACGCCCGCATTGCCTTGGAAAAGGCGATTGCCCAAGGGTCCATCGACCGCATCCCGAGGGCGCGCATCATGTTGATGCGGATGCTCCCCATCGTGACCGAAGCGATCTTCGCCCACCAGGAAGCGAAGGCGGCGGGGCCGGCAGCGAAGCTTCGGCACCTGCTGCGGATCATCGACGCCCAGGACCTCGCGGTCATGGCGCTGCGGGCTGGGCTGTCGATGCTCATCAACTACCCAACGATCACAGCGACGAAGTATTACACCCACATGGGTAAGATACTCTGTCGAGAGATCGAAGTGCGGTTGGCCTTCAAGGTCAACCAACCCTATTACGACCGGACGCTGGACTACCTCAAGACCAGCAGGACTCGCAGCGTCCGGCACATCCAGAAGACGATGGACGCTCTTCTGGACGCGGTACTGCCGGAAGAGGCACGTATCGACCTGCCGGATGGCGACTACCTGCGCCTCGGCAAGTTCATCGGTGATCCGCTGATACAGTGCGGCCTGTTCGAGCCGAACCGCTTCACAGGTCGGGGCGGTACGAGCGTCCACCTGGAGCCGTCGCCGGAAGCCAAGGAGTTCCTGCAAGACCCTTCGGCGGCGATGACCTGGGGAGGCCCAGGCCGTAGCGTGATGCTGGCGCCGCCGCGACCATGGAACGACTGGTGTGATGGCGGCTACTACAGCGCTAAGGCGCAGAAGCACCATGTGCTAGTGCGCCGTACCAAGCACCAGACCAAGCGGGCGCGCCAGATGCAGCTACGCCACCTGGGCCGGGACAAGATGCCCCGAGTGTATGAGGCGGTCAACGCGCTGCAATCAGTGGCCTACGAGATCAACCACGACGTGTACGAGATCATCGAGCGCGTCTTCACTTCCGGCGGCGGCGTGCTGGGCATCCCCCAGCGCACCTACCCGGACAAACCTGAGTTCCCGCTCGGCGACGAGTGGGCCAAGGAGAACGCCAGTGAACAAGAGCTGGAAGCCTTCAACCGCTGGAAGCGATCCGTCCACCGATGGTACACCGGCGAGCGGGAGCATACCGCCAAGCTTCGCGAGTTTGCTGCACTCTACCGAGTTGTTCGAGAGCATCATGGCAAGGCAGTGTACTTCCCGATGCACGTCGACTCCCGTGGCCGCATGTACTATTGGGGCACACCGAATCCCCAAGGGTCCGACATCGCCAAGGCGTGTCTGCGATTCCACGAAAAGCGTGCCCTCGGTAAGCGCGGCCTGTACTGGCTCAAAGTCCACGTCGCCAACTCCCTCGGATGTGACAAGGTGTACTTCGACGACCGGGCGGCTTGGGTTGACGAACGCTGGGACGACTTCCAGCGAGCACTCGACGAAGGCCCGGAGAACTATCCGAGTCTCTTCCCGGAAGACGAGTCGCCCCTGTGCGCCATCGCAGGTCTGCTGGAGCTGCAGGCGGCCTACGCATCAGGCCAGCCGGAGGCTTACCGAAGTGGGTTCATCGTCCACATGGATGCAACCTGCTCCGGCCTCCAGCACTACTCAGCCATTCTCCGAGACGAGATCGGCGGAGCCTACGTCAACCTGCTGCCACCTGGACTTGCCAAAGCTGACATCTACTCCCGAGTTCTCGGTCTCGTTGCAGAGTCTCTGGCACGAGACAGAGAAGGTGCTGAAGGCGAGGCTCGGGGCTACGCTGTATTGTGGGATAAGGCTGGTCTATCCCGAAGCCTGACGAAGAAGCCCTGCATGACGCTGGTATACGGCACCACGTTCAAGGGCGTGGTAGACCACTGCCTGGACTACCTGGACGAGTCCGGCCTGGAGATTCCCGAGGGTATCCCGTCGTACCGCCTGGGAAGCTACATGGCAACGCTCATACTGGACGCAATTCGCGAGACAGTACCATCGGCAGTCTTCGCCATGGAATGGCTCCAGCGGCTCGCTAAGGCCCTTCCTGACGCATCCAAGGATTTGCACTGGATCACGCCACTCGGCATGCAGGTGTTCCAGTCGTACCCGAAGACCGAGGAGGTGCGGGTGAGGCTGCGGGCCGAGGCTGTCGAGTACGTCACCCTGTACGAGGCCAAGGACGAGCTGGACCCGGTACGCAACGCCAACGGCATCGCTCCGAACTTCGTCCACGGGCTGGACAGCAGCCACCTGGGCCTGACGGCCCTGGCCTGTGCGGCAGAGGGTATCCCGATCCAGGCCATCCACGACAGCATGGGCACCTATGCGGCAGACGTGGATCGGATGCACGTCCATATACGGGAGCAGTTCATCGCCATGTACAGTGGCCCCTGTGTGCTCGTAGAATTGGCAAAGCAGCTTGGGATAGAGGCTACCCCGCCCCGGAGGGGATCGTTGAATCTGGAGGCTGTACGGGACTCCTGGGCGTTCTTCTGCTGAGGTGGATTATGTCACCCACATAGGAGCAAGTGCATCCGTCCAAGGCCCTCGTAGAGGGAGCGGGGAGAGAGGAGAGGTCAGGGAAGACCTGGTAGAAGAGAGGTGAAGATGAGAATGGATGACTACGAAGGATTCTAGATAGAATAGACTAACCATCATAGGAGATATGATAGATGGCTACTATGAAGACCCACCGACCTACGGTTATGTCACCCACAGTGGAAGGATCGAGAACAGGCAAGGGTACGGCCCGTCCTGTCACGTTCACCTCTCAGCAGATCGAGTGGTTAGAACAGACCTTCCCCGAACATCAGATCGGTCCTGGAACCACGATGGAAGACATCCAGTTCCAGGCCGGTAGGCGAGACGTGGTGCGAGCAGTACGCCTGCGCCGACGCGATGCCATCGCAGTGGAGCTGAAGTGATGAACAAGTCCATCTGGCGAGTCCACGCAAAGGCCGGCACTCCCTCGGAACTCCAGGGCCTGTGCTGGCTGGCAATACAGGAGTTGGAGGAGTTCACCCTCTTCCGCTCGAAAGACGACGCCCTGAATGCGATGCTGGACAGTATCGAGGGCAATGATCGAACCGAGCTGTTGGTATTCCGCGATGGCCAGTTGGCTGGCGGTGCCTGCATTGTGTTCGAGGACGATCCCCACGTCGGCCCGTGCGTCACAGCACAGTGGCAGTACGTCCTACCGCGCTACCGCAATACAGGCGTGGTCCGGGAGTTCATCCGCGAACTCCACCGTCAGGCCGGCTGGGGTCTAATCCCCCTCGTGTGCTGGAGCCATCGTGAAAGCGATAGCCGGTACACGATCCACTACCGGAGAGCCAAGCCTTATGGGCAAGAAAGTCAAGAAGGTGCTAGGCAAGACCATCATCGGCAAACTCGCTGATGGCCTGCTGGGCACCGACCTTAGCGGCGCACAATCCGATGCCCGCAAGATGGAAGAGCAGAACCGCTTGATGCAACAGCAGGTGGACCAGCTCGCACGAAACCAGCAGGTTGACCTCACCGCCGAGAACGTGGCGCAGGTTGACCTAGGAGCGATGGCCGATGCCACTGGCACCGGCACGCGACGGCGCCGGAATCAGGCGGGCACAGGCGTATCGCAAACCCTCGGTATCAACTACTGACGAGGTACGCCATGAAAACCACCGCAGCTATGCTGTGGGAGAAACTTCGGGATGGGAGCGTGGAGAGTCGAGCTATCGAGTTCGCCAAAACCACGCTGCCTTACCTGATGGTCGATCCCATGTCCGGCAGCCGGGGAGTCGTAGAGCATGACTTCCAGTCCGCCGGTGCCCTCCTGGTGAACAACCTCGCCGCCAAGCTGGCGAGATCGCTGTTCCCCACGGGGATTCCGTTCTTCCGATCCGAACTCACTGATGCGATCCGCCGCGAGGCCGACAGCCGGGACACAGATATTACCGAAGTGACCGCTGCCTTGGCTCGTGTGGATCGTAAAGCAACACAGCGCCTGTTCCAGAACGCCTCCCTGGCGGTCCTGACGCAGGTGATCAAGCTACTGATCGTGACTGGCAATGCCCTGCTGTACCGCGATAGCGCCGCTGCTACGGTGGTTGCATGGTCGCTCCGCTCCTATGTGGTGCGCCGAGATGCGACTGGCCGCTGGATGGATATCGTCCTAAAGCAGCGCTACAAGTCCAAGGACCTGGATGAAGAGTACAAGCAGGACCTGATGCGCGCAGGCCGCAACCTGTCCGGTTCGGGCAGCGTTGACCTGTACACCCACGTACAGCGCAAGAAGGGCACGGCGATGGAATACGCCGAGCTGTACCACGAGATCGACGGCGTGCGTGTGGGCAAGGAGGGCCGCTGGCCTATCCACCTGTGCCCGTACATCGTGCCGACCTGGAACCTCGCCCCTGGCGAGCACTACGGTCGGGGCCACGTCGAGGACTACATCGGCGACTTCGCCAAGCTGTCCCTGCTGAGCGAAAAGCTCGGCCTGTACGAGCTGGAGTCGCTGGAGGTCCTGAACCTCGTGGACGAGGCCAAGGGTGCGGTAGTCGATGACTACCAAGACGCCGAGATGGGCGACTACGTGCCAGGCGGCGCGGAGGCCGTCCGTGCTTATGAGCGTGGCGACTACAACAAGATGGCTGCTATCCAGCAGAGCTTGCAGGCCGTAGTCGTACGTCTGAACCAGGCGTTCATGTACGGTGCCAACCAGCGCGACGCCGAGCGCGTCACTGCCGAGGAAGTCCGCATCACTGCGGAAGAGGCAGAGAACACGCTGGGTGGTACATACTCGCTCTTGGCCGAGAACCTTCAGTCGCCACTGGCGTACGTCTGCCTGTCCGAGGTGGATGATGCGCTCCTCCAGGGCTTGATCACCAAGCAGCACAAGCCGGCTATCGAGACGGGCCTTCCCGCCCTGTCCCGCTCCGCCGCTGTGCAGAGCATGCTCAACGCTTCCCAGGTCATCGCTGGCTTGGCCCCGATTGCTCAGCTCGATCCCCGCATCTCGCTACCGAAGATGATGGACACGATTTGGGCAGCCTTCAGCGTAGACACGTCGCAGTTCTACAAGAGCGCCGACGAGCTACAGGCCGAGGCGGAGCAGCAGCGTCAGCAGGCCGCGCAGGCCCAGGCCGCGCAGGAGACCTTGCTGGAAGGCGCTTCCGACATGACCAACGCACTCGCAGGAGTCTGATAGATGTCCCAATCGAACGAACAGCAACTGCCACCGGGCCTCGCTAACCTGGTTGCCAACGTACCTCCGGCAGCCGCGCCGACCCCGAGCCATGTGCAGGTGATGCCGAACCCGGTGATCCAGCAGCAGGCTCCGGTCCAACCCGGCCAGGTGGGTGCGCCGCAGCAACTGGCCATCCCGACCCAGCAGCCGCAACCTGTTCCGACCAGCGCCATGACGCCGCACTACCAACCGGTGGCGGTGCCTGCCGCAGGCCAACCCGTTGTTCCGCAAGCACCCGCTCAGCCGGCCCCGGTAGCTCCGCCGGTTGCGGGTGCAGTTCTTCCCGAGAACCTGGAAGTTCCGCCGCCGCCGGCCTTCACTCCCAACGGGGAGATCGTAGGCACCTTGGCAGGAAACCTCGAAGGCGACCCGCAGTTGGCGCCCTCTATCAGCTACCTGGAAGCGTTCTCTGACAAGCTGGATACCGTCCGGGCCTTCGGTAAGGCCGCCGAGAACCGCGACCCTCGGTTCATCGACGAGCACTATCTGAAGGAGGTCCTGGGTCCGGCCCAGGCGCAGCACGTCATCAACGTGGCCAAGGGCGTCCTGACCTACGTCGATGCGCAGACCAAGGCTGTCCTGAATCAGACCTATGCCGCCGTCGGTGGTGAGGCCGTCCTGAAGCAGGCTGCCGGCGTATTCAACCAACACGCTGACCCGGCCACCAAGGCCGCCATCGGTCGGCTGATGGACTCGGGCGATGCCCAGGCCATGCAATACGCAGCGAAGCAGATCATCGCCTTCGCACAAGGCTCCGGTGCCGTTGTACAGGCAGCCGGGCAACCCCTGGGTGCTGCGGCACCTGCACTGGCAGCTCTGTCCGCTGAGCAATACCGAGCGGAGGTATCCAAGCTGCCGCTGAACGCATCCGAAGCCGATATGGCTGCGCTGCGCGAGCGTCGTAAGGCAGGCATGGCGCAGGGTCTCTAACGACCCTGCCCTACTCCGGCCTTAAACTCACATCCAAAAGAGAGAGAATCGCATGAGCTTTCTGAACGACCTGACCCGTCCGAACTACGCTGGCAAGAACGCGGACGTTGACATCCACCTGGAAGAGCACCTGGGCATCGTCGATAAGCACTTCGCCTATACCTCCAAGTTCGCACCGCTGATGAACATCCGCGACCTGCGTGGCTCGAACGTGGTCCGCCTGGATCGCCTGGGTAACGTCGAGGCCAAGGGCCGTCGTGCCGGCGAAGAGCTGGAGCGCAGCCGAGTCGTGAACGACAAGTGGAACCTGACCGTTGACACCCTGCTGTACCTCCGCCACCAGTTCGACCACCAGGACGAGTGGACCCAATCCTTCGACATGCGCAAGGAAGTCGCCGAGCTGGACGGCCAGGAACTGGCTCGTAAGTTCGACCAAGCCTGCCTGATCCAGGTGATCAAGGCTGCCGCGATGGACGCTCCGGTAGACCTGGAAGACGCGTTCTCGCCGGGCGTGTTGGAGAAACTGGACCTGACCGGCCTGACCGCCAAGCAGGCTGCCGACAAGATCGTCCGCATGCACCGCCGAGTCGTCGAGACCTTCATCGACCGCGACCTGGGCGATGCGGTCTACTCCGAGGGCCTGACCCCGATGTCGCCGCGTGTGTTCAGCCTGCTGCTGGAGCACGACAAGCTGATGAACGTCGAGTACCAGGCAACCGGCGCGACCAACGACTACGTGAAGTCCCGCGTGGCCATCCTCAACGGCGTCAAGGTGCTGGAGACTCCGCGCTTCGCCACCAAGGCAATAGCAGCCCACCCGCTGGGCCGTCACTTCAACGTGAGCGCCGAGGAGTCCGAGCGCCAGATCGCCCTGTTCCTCCCGAGCAAGACCCTGATCACCGCCCAAGTGGCGCCGGTCCAGGCCAAGCTGTGGGAAGACAACGAGAAATTCTCGTGGGTCCTGGATACCTTCCAGATGTACAACATCGGTGCCCGTCGCCCGGATACCGCTGGTGCCATCGAACTGAAGGGTATCGGCGCCTTCGACATCACCGCGTGATGCCACGAAACCCCGCACTTCGGTGTGGGGTTTCTTCAAAGCCCAATGACCCGCGCAGATTCCCTGCGTGGGTTTTTGCGCTTTAGGAGAAACCCTATGCTACTACTCGACGCAGTGAATGTCATCCTGCGCAAGATCGGCGAGCTGCCGATCCCGAGCATGGATGAGACGTATCCAACCATGGCCATCGCCCTCCCGGAGCTGGAAGATCAGCGCATCCAGTTGCTGACGCAAGGCTGGTGGTTCAACACCTGGTGGAAGCATAAGCTGACGCCTGACCCCACGGGCCGTATCAACCTGCCCAAGGACACCTTGGCGTTCTACCCGGACTCCCCGGACCTCCAGTGGGACGGCCTGGGAGTGCGCGACGCCAACACCGGGGACGACCGCATCGGTAAGTCGATCGAGGGCCGGCTGGTGCTGTCCCGCGAGTGGGACCGTATCCCCGAGATCGCACAGCGCGTCATTGCGCACCAGGCTGCACTCGCGGTGTACACCCACGAGATTGGACCGGACGAGACCGCCCAGGTCATCGCCCAGGAATTGCAGGCGTATCAGAACGAACTGTCCCGCATGCACACCCGATCCCGTCCGCTGAACACCCAGGCCAAGCGTAGCTTCAGCCGGTGGCGGCGCAGCTTGAGGACCTGAGTATGAGCTACAAGCAATCCGCGTATCCCAATCTGCTGATGGGTGTGAGCCAGCAGGTGCCCTTCGAGCGCCTGCCGGGCCAGCTCAGCGAGCAGATCAACATGGTATCCGATCCCGTGTCAGGACTTCGGCGGCGCAGCGGTATCGAGCTGATGGCCCACCTGCTGCATACCGACCAGCCCTGGCCGAGGCCGTTCCTCTACCACACGAACCTCGGTGGCCGCAGCATTGCGATGCTTGTGGCGCAGCACCGTGGCGAGCTGTACCTGTTCGACGAGCGGGACGGTCGCCTGCTGATGGGTCAGCCCCTGGTGCATGACTACCTCAAGGCCAACGATTACAGGCAGCTACGGGCCGCCACGGTGGCCGATGACCTGTTCATCGCCAACCTGAGTGTAAAGCCCGAGGCCGACCGCACCGACATCAAGGGCGTAGACCCCAACAAGGCCGGCTGGCTGTACATTAAGGCAGGCCAGTATTCGAAGGCATTCTCCATGACCATCAAGGTCAAGGACAACGCCACCGGCACCACCTACAGCCACACGGCCACCTACGTGACGCCGGACAACGCCAGCACGAACCCCAACCTCGCTGAGGCGCCATTCCAAACGAGCGTAGGCTACATTGCGTGGCAGCTCTACGGCAAGTTCTTCGGTGCGCCGGAGTACACTCTGCCCAACTCGACGAAGAAGTACCCGAAGGTGGACCCGGACGCCAACGCGGCAACCATAGCCGGCTACCTCAACCAACGGGGCGTGCAGGACGGGTACATCGCATTCCGTGGCGACGCCGATATCCACGTTGAAGTGTCCACGGATATGGGCAACAACTACGGCATCGCGTCAGGTGGTATGAGCCTCAACGCTACGGCGGACCTGCCGGCCTTGCTGCCGGGAGTCGGTGCCCCTGGTGTGGGGGTGCAGTTCATGGACGGCGCTGTCATGGCCACCGGCTCCACCAAGGCCCCGGTATACTTCGAGTGGGATTCCGCTAACCGCCGCTGGGCAGAGCGGGCCGCCTACGGCACCGATTGGGTCCTGAAGAAGATGCCACTGGCCCTGCGCTGGGATGAGGCTACCGACACCTACAGCTTGAACGAGCTGGAGTATGATCGACGTGGCTCCGGCGACGAGGATACGAACCCCACGTTCAACTTCGTCACCCGAGGCATCACCGGCATGACGACCTTCCAGGGTCGCCTCGTCCTCCTGTCGCAGGAGTACGTCTGCATGTCGGCCAGTAACAATCCGCACCGCTGGTTCAAGAAGTCGGCAGCCGCGCTGAACGACGATGATCCTATCGAGATCGCAGCCCAGGGGAGCCTGACTGAACCGTACGAGCACGCGGTCACCTTCAACAAGGACTTGATCGTCTTCGCCAAGAAGTATCAGGCCGTGGTCCCCGGTGGCGGCATTGTAACTCCCCGCACGGCGGTTATCAGCATCACCACGCAGTACGACCTCGATACCAGGGCGGCACCTGCCGTGACTGGCCGCAGTGTGTACTTCGCTGCGGAGCGTGCCCTGGGTTTCATGGGCCTGCATGAGATGGCCCCGTCTCCGTCCACGGACAGCCACTACGTCGCCGAAGACGTTACCAGCCACATCCCGAGCTACATGCCGGGGCCTGCTGAGTACATCCAGGCGGCGGCCTCCAGCGGCTACCTGGTGTTCGGCACCAGCACGGCGGACGAGATGATCTGCCACCAGTACCTCTGGCAGGGCAACGAGAAAGTGCAGAACGCGTTTCATCGCTGGACGTTGCGGCATCAGATCATCGGCGCCTACTTCACTGGCGACAACCTGATGGTTCTGATTCAGAAGGGCCAGGAGATCGCCCTGGGACGGATGCACCTGAACAGCCTGCCAGCCCGTGAGGGTCTGCAATACCCTAAATACGACTACTGGCGGCGTATCGAGGCGACCGTCGATGGTGAGCTGGAACTGACCAAGCAGCATTGGGACCTGATCAAGGATGCCTCTGCCGTGTACCAGCTACAGCCTGTGGCCGGCGCCTACATGGAGCGTACCCATCTCGGCGTGAAGCGCGAGACGAATACGAAGGTGTTCCTCGACGTGCCTGAGGCCGTGGTCGGGGCGGTGTATGTGGTCGGCTGCGAGTTCTGGTCGAAGGTGGAGTTCACTCCGCCGGTTCTCCGGGACCACAATGGCCTGCCCATGACCTCGACCCGTGCAGTGCTTCATCGGTACAACGTAAACTTCGGCTGGACCGGCGAGTTCCTGTGGCGCATCAGCGACACGGCTCGACCCAACCAGCCATGGTACGACACGACGCCCCTTCGGTTGTTCAGCCGGCAACTCAATGCCGGGGAGCCTCTGGTGGATAGCGCTGTGGTGCCGCTGCCGGCACGGGTCGATATGGCCACGTCCAAGTTCGAGCTGAGCTGTCACAGTCCGTACGACATGAACGTTCGGGCTGTCGAGTACAACTTCAAGTCCAACCAAACCTACAGGAGGGTGTGATGGCTTTCTGGCTACCACTATTGGCCGCTGGCGGCATGTCCGCCCTTCAACAGGGATTGGCCAACAAGGAAGAGCGCAACAAGATCAAGGCCGAGAACAAGGCTCGACTGAAGACGGACCTCGACAACCTGGGCGCCGCTGCCCGCGACATCGCCAACCTCGGAGTCATGGCCGCTAGCTACCGCAAGCAAGCCGTGGCCTCGCAGGTGGAGGCCAAGCGCCAGGGGATGCTAGCCGGCGGAAGCGCCGAGGCTCAGGCCGGGACGTTCGGCGTCAAGGGTGCATCCGTCGATGCGGTGGCCCTGGATATCGAGCGGGAGGTCGGCGAGGCCCTGATCCAGATTGACGACAACCTGGACAATCAGATGTGGAACCTCGCCGAGCAGGCGCACTCCATCCAGGCTCAGGCTAAGGCCGGCCTGCTGGGGCAGAAGAGCACCACTGCGGGACAACGGTCACCGTTAGTGGCTGGCCTGATGTCGGCGGGTTCCATGTATGCAAGTCAATACTTCAAGTTCGGCGCCACGCCTAAAGGAGGCAACTGATGGCGGAATCGCAACGTGCTTCCCAAGAGCTTGGGATCAACGTCGGACAGACGCAACTCCAGCCGGGCCAGAGTGCCCGGCGCGGAGTGCGCGATTCCGAAGTCAACTACAGTGGGCCGAGTGTAGGCTCACAGATTCTCGACGGCATCCTCGGTGCCGGCCAGCAAATCGCAGGCAAGTGGTTCGAGCACAACGTACAGCAGGAAGTGCTGCGCGGTGAGCGTGCCCGTATGGCCGGCGAGGCCGAGGAGGCGGTAGACAGCAACATCCTCGCCAAGCCCTTCGTGAAGGGCGGCTGGCGCAAGCAGGACTACCGGATCGCTCAGGCGGACTTCAGCCTGAAGATGCAGCAGTTCATCGCCAACAAGGGCCGGGAGATGACTCCCGAGGAGTTCCGCAAATACCTGTCCCAGGAGGCTACACACGTCCTGGACTCGACCGAGGGTATGAACCCCAACGATGCCCTACAGGCGCTGGCACAGCAGCAGAAGGCCGAGGAACAACTCTTCGGCATGCAGGCCAAGGCGTACATGGACTGGTCCATCGACCAGGCCGCCCGTGGCTTCCGTACCCAGGGTAACAGTATCCTGGCCAAGGCTGTGCAGGCTCAGGCCACCGGCGACGAACTGTCCCGGCAGCTCAGCCTGGAAGAGGCCGGCCTGTTCTATACCAACATCATGACCTCCGAGGATATCCCGCTGGAGGTGCGCGACAAGGTAGGCATGCAGTTCCTGGCGGCCAGCCTGGACATGAACCAGCGGGGCATCTATGAGGGCCTGCGCGATGCCGGGTTCCTGGACAGTATGTCCTTTGACGACCGGCGTGCGCTCAACGGCCTCTATGAAAAATCGAAGGCACAGACCCGTGCCAAGGAATCGATGGCTACCCTGCGGGCCGACGCGGACTTCCAGCAGCGGGTGGCCAACGGCGCCATCACAGACCTTGCCGAGGTTGAAGCGTACTCACGAGGCATGGTCGAGGAGGGCCGCTGGAGCGACGCTCAGGCCATCTCATTCATGACCAAGGCCATGACCGGTCTGGGCAACGCTCAGCGCATGCAGGGCATCATGGCGGCCTTGGAAGCCGGAGACATCAACGCCCTCCACACGCTGGGTACCAACGTCACCGAGGCGCTGGAGCAGTGGGACAAGATGCAGGCCGCCAACGGCTCAAGCCTGACTGACCGTCTCGTGCAGGGCACACAGCTCGGCCTGCGCCTGGGGACCTTCCCCAAGACCTACGGCGAGTCCGTGGGCAGCGCGGTGCGCATGATCCAGGCCGCCAAGGAAGGCGAGGCAAATCCGGAGCTGGTCAACACGCTGAACAGCATCTTCGAACAGGTGGCCTCGGCCCAGGAGATCAACCCCTCCGCCGGCAACGTGATGCTATCCGGCATCCCGGAAGCCGAGCAGGGCGCCGTGGCCTGGGCACTCAAGCAGATGAAGATGGGCATCGCCCCAGCTCAAGCTCTGCGCGAGTTTAGCGCCAACGCCGAAGTCGTGAAGCAGATGGACGAGTTCGAGAAAGGCCAGAACACCAAGGCATTCAAGGACAACCTCGGTAAGCAGGTCAACGACAAGTTCGTGAACAACATCTTCGGTCGGGCCTGGAACATGCTGACCGGCGAGAGCGACCTGAGCAACAACGAGGCCGTCCTGAGCATGTATCGCCGGGCGACCATCGACGAGGCGAACTGGCTGGCCAGCGACCGCAAGCATGCGGGTCTGCTCACCAGCGACACGGGCCGCGAAGCCCTTCTGGAGATCGCCGCCGCCAACGTGCGCAACCGCACCATCCAGGTGGGCGAGGGCCGCAACCTGAAGGAAGGGGACCTGTTCAGCCGCCGCGACAGCGCGCCGCTGATCCTACCGCGCGGCACTACCGCCGAACAGCTATTCGGGACCAACGACACCGAGACCATCGGAACCGTCCTGGCCGAGCAGCACAAGCCGCATGTCGAAGGACTCCTCGGCTACAAGTCGGTAGTCGCCTTCGAGTACGACCGCACCAGCGGCAGCCTCCTCGCCGTCGAGTACGACGAGAACGGTGTGGCCCTGGACCGCACGCGGGTTGATCCCCAGGCAGTCGGTAACGAGGTGCTCAAGCGCAACGCGGATAAGCTGAATGCGATGCGGGGCGCCGAGTACGGTGCCAACGTCAAGGTCAGTGGTACGGACATTCGCATGAACGGTGGCAACAGTGCCGGTATGCTGAAACAGGACGTGTTCAACTGGCGGAAGGAACTGGCTCAGTTCGAGGCTTACCGAGGGGAGGCGTATAAGGATGCCGATGGTTATAGTGTGGGCCTGGGGCATTACCTGGGCAGTGGCAATGCTGGGGCAGGCACTACAGTCACGCCTGAGCAAGCCGCGCAGTGGTTCGCCGAGGACACCGACCGCGCACTCGACCAGGGTGTGAGGTTGGCCGACGAGCTGGGCGTTACGAACAATGCCTCTATCCTGGGATTGGCCGGTATGGCCTTCCAGATGGGCGAAGGACGTGCCCGACAGTTCCGTAACACCTTCCAGGCGATCAAGGATCGCAACAAGGAAGCCTTCGAGGCTGGTGTGCGAAACAGCAAGTGGTACACGCAGACGCCCAACCGGGCCGAGGCATTCATCAAGCGCATGGCGCCCCACTTCGATACACCGAGTCAAATCGGTGTCGATTGGTACAGCGCCGCAACAGCGGAGTAAGACATGGCAAAGCAATTCAAGGGCCGCATGACGCCCAAGTATCCCCTTGACCAAGCACAGCTCGACGAGGCCCAAGTACAGGGCCAACTCGACGCGGTGCCTACCGTGGGGTTCGACGCCCTGACGGGTGGCGAGATCGGAGAACGGAACGTGGCAGCGGGCCAACGAGCCAATGCGCGGGAACTGGAACGCATCGTAGCGGACCAGGAACTGCCGGCCCTTGACCGTGCTTCCGCACTCTGGAACCAGTCCACCCTCGTCGGACGCTGGGGCGATGCGCTCCAGCTCGACGCAGACCTTGCGGCGAACAGTACCGGCGAGGTGGACCCTAACTTCGACGCTGGGACCTATGGGGTCCAGGCGCTCCAGGCGGCAGGTATCCAGCCGACTGATAACTACCTTCAGATCATGGCCCGTGCCGGCAATGCCGAGGACGCGGCCTACCTCCTATCGAGGATTCAACGGTATGAGCAGGACGAACAAATCGTGCGGGACAACCCGTACTGGAACTTCGCGGCTGGTATGCTGGACCCGGCAGCCCTGGCAGTTGATGCGGTTACTTTCGGCGCTGGCCGTGCTCTGCGGCTCGGTCGTGCTGGCATGGCTGCTGCTGGTGGCGCTGGGCAAGTCGGGTATGTTGCTGGGCTGGATGCCGCAGGGGCCGACGTGGATGCCGGAACCTACATCGTGGCGGGTGCTCTTGGCGCTGGCGTGGGTGCTCTGCTGGGGTCTGGTGCGGGACGCATTGCCGCAGAGGCCCCAACGCAGCCGCATGTGCCCGAAGTATCAGCGCCTACTGTCGGGCTGCCAGAAGTAGCAATGACCGCTGAGGAGGCCGCAGCGCGCGGCTTCAAGGCTGGTGACGTGGTGGACCTGCTGGACGAAGGCACTGTGCTGTCCCGTGTCAGCGCCCGTGTGGAGCAGGCCGAGATACCGGCCATTCCTCGACGGGACACTACCTTCGGTGACGAGCTGAACAGCCTGTCGGGCCGTAAGCTGTCCGAGGTGGTGGATCACCTCAAGACCCACGCCGAGGTGCCCAAGCCACTTCAGGGCATCGCCGCCAAGGTGGCTGACACCCTCAAGACCCTGGAGGGCCTGGGACAGCGTACCGCGTTCCGTGTGGTGCAGGGAGGCGACACCGCCAGCTCTGCATTCCTCAAGCCGGGCACGGCGGGCCTGCACTCCACGCAGGGCCTCGACACCTTGGTACAGGTCCGGGGTAGCACCGCTGCGGGCCGCGTAGGCACCAACCCGGTGACCGTACTCCACGAGGCGGTCCACGCCGCCACGGTAGGCGTGATGAATGCTGCCCTACGCAACCCAGGTGCGATGAGTCCGAAGGTGGCTCAGGCCATGCAGACCCTAGAGAATGTCCGGGGTAACGTGCTCAACGCCCTGAAGCAGGACCGCGCCGCCGGTCGGCAACTGTCCGAGTTCGAAGAGACGCTGCTGGCCGGTAACTCCAACACCCTGGCCAACGTCAAGGAGCTGGTAGCCTGGGGCCTGACGGATACCCGCTTCCAGCGGACCCTGAATCGCCTCCGCTACAGCGACGGCGGGCCGGGCCTGTGGTCCCGCTTCGTGGAGGGCATCCGCACCCTGCTGGGTCTGCGGTCCGATGCTGACACGGCCCTGAGCCGCGTCCTGGCCGCCTCTGAGACGATTATGGAGGCCATGCCCGGTTACACTAAGGCACAGGCCAAGTGGGCCAACAAGGGCGCTCCGGTAACCGAGGAGGCCAGCCTGGAGACCATCGTCCGGTCCACCAGGGAGCGCGCCCGCGAGGGTGCCGGCTTCGTGAACAGGTTCTTCAGCGAGGCAGACCTCCTGGCACAGCCCGGAGAGGGCGCACGGCGACTCCTGAGCCGTCTTATCGACGACCCGGTACGTCGGGATGGGTTCAGCACGAACGACAACGCAGCGAGCTATCTCCGCCGCTATCGGAATGAGTTCGAGGGTTACGTGAAGTCCTACGACGAGATGATGGCCAAGGCAATGGCTGAGCAGGGTGTGGGCCTGACGGCACGTGCGCTGAACTCCCGCCGCGCCATGGCTGTCCGCGACCAGCTCAACGAGCAGGTCACGCGGGAGCTGCTACGCCGAGACCGGGAGTGGACTGCCTATGGTAGCGTCCGTGTAGACCCGAACCTGCCGCCGACCATCAAGGCCCTGGCCGACCGCTCAGACGAGATTCACGGTCTGATGGGCCAGCGTGCCAGGGAAGCCGGGGTGCGCGGGTTCGAGAACTTCGCACCGCGACCGGGGTACTTCCACCGCTCGTGGAACTGGTCGAAGATGGCGCAGATGGACGAGGCCGCCCCCGGCCTGGCCCGCCGCGCCATCAGCGAGGCCGTGTTCCGTGGCATCCCTGGGCTGGAGCGCGCCGACGCCGATACCATCGCACAGGCCATTGTGCAGCGGGCGCGGGATCGGGCCACCGGCATCCGATCCGAGTTCATGGGAGCGATGGGCGTGGCGGACACGGCATTCATCCGGCAGGCGCTGGAGGAGGCCAACGTGTCCCAGGCCAAGTTCGACAGCATCATGGCCAAGATCGAGCAGAAGCAGTCCGACCAGGGCACCGTCAAGTACGGCAAGGGCCGGCTGTCGCTGGACATGACCGCCGAGATCAACCACAACGGCACCGTGTATCGGGTGCAGGACCTGATCGACCGAGACCTCGACAGGCTGATGGAGAACTACGCCGGCAGTATGTCGGGCCGCTCAGCATTGGCCCGCGCAGGCATGCCGGGGGACTCGGAGATCGAAGCCTTCATCCGGGAGTACCAGCGAGAGGCAGCCCACCTGGGCACCGATAAGGTGCAGGAGCTGACGGGGCAACTGCGGGGAGTCTTCGGGGACTTCACCGGCAACGTGCCGAGGGAGCATCAGCTCGGCCCGGTTGCTCAGCGGGCCAGCGGCCTAACCAGCGCCACCATGCTGGGATTCTCCGGCGTGTACCAGCTCGCCGAGCTGGCCACGATGGCGCACCGTCAAGGCGTCTTCAACGTCATGAAGGCCATGCTGAACTCCCGCCTGGGCGACTTCGTGGGCGCCATGCGCCGCGACCCGGACCTCGCTGACGAGATGCAGACCGTCCTCGGCCTGAACCTCGCCAACGATATTCGGATGAAGCCCTGGAAGCGGCAGTTCGACACCTTCCTGGCCAGCCAAGACACCTTCATGGATCGCTTCCTCCACGCGGGTAAGCAGGCTGTCCCAGTGCTCAACGGCATGAAGTTCATCCACAACTGGCAATCCCGTATGAACGCCAACCTCACCCTGAACAAGGTGGCGCGGGCGGCGCAGGGGGATGAAGCAGCCCTTCGCGTGCTCCAGCAGTACGGGAAGGACGTAGACTGGACGCCAGTATTGGCGCGGGTTCGCGGTTATGTCACATACAGAGGAAGGAACGCCCAATCCATGAATTGGGGCGCCTGGAGCCAAGCAGACGTGAACACCGTCATGAACACCGCACTGCGGATCATGGACGACTCGCTGCTGTACGGTAGGGTCGGTCAGAACTCGGGCTTCGCTCGGTCGCCGGTCGGCCAAATCCTGGGTCAGTTCCGCAGCTTTGTGGCCTTCGCACACAACAAGCTCCTCCGGGGAACCTACGAGAACTCCGGCGTGCTTGGCGTGGCCTCGCTCCTCGCATTCCAGTATCCGCTCACCGCGCTGATGATGGGTGCCAAGGCAGCGATCAACGGCAAGTTCGACACCTCTGACGAGGGCATCCGCAAGATGGCCATCGACGGCATCGGCTACACTGCCGGCCTCGGCTTCACCGCTGATATGTGGGGCGTGATCACCGGGCACTCCCGGATGTCCGCCCCGGTCTTCGGACTGGCGGAGCACTCCAACGAGGTGTTCCGTGGCGTCAAGGACCTAGTAACCGGCGACGACCCCGCAGCAGCCACTGGCGATATCGTCAACGGCGCCGCAGGGGCACTGCCTTTCGTCAACGTATTCCCGGCGACCAAGTTGCTGCTGGAATCCATCAAAGGGGAATAACGTGGCTCGGTTCAAGAATCCCGAGACCATCCACGTTGCAGATGGGGTCGAGGCTGTCTTCAGTCTCGACTTCCCGTTCCTGCGGCGTGAGGACGTATTCGTCCAGGTCGATAAGATACTCGTCACCGACTATACGTGGGTGGACGACACCAACATCCAATTGGCCGTGGTGCCGAAGAAGGACCAAGAGGTCCGTATCTTCCGCGACACGCCCGCCCAGGTCCCGGACACACAGTTCAGCCAGGGCATCCCGTTCCTGCCTCGATACATCGACGCGAACAACAAGCAGCTCCTGTACGCCGTGCAGGAGGGCATCAACACCGCGAACCTCGCTCTCGACGGCGTACTCGACGCGATCCGTATCGCGGAGGAAGCCCGTCGCCTGGCACAGGAAGCACTCGACGCCGCCAATGAGGCGCTGCGCCGTGCCCTGGGCTTCGCCGAGATTCGCACCGTGACCGAGGACTCGGACATCGATCCGAGCTGGCGTGGCTACTGGAACCGCTGCATCACCGCCGACAAGCCCCTGACCTTGACCATGCAGATGGAAGACCCGGATGAACCGTGGGTCGAGTTCAGCGAGGTTCACTTCGAGCAGGCCGGTGTGCGCGACCTGAACATCGTAGCCGGTCCGGGCGTTACCATCAACCGTTTGCAGAACACCACCATGCAGCTCTACGGCGAGAATGGCGTGTGTACCCTCAAGCGGCTGGGCGCTAACCACTGGATCGTGTTCGGAGCCATGGAGGACGAATAATGCGCGGCATTATCGCGGGCATCATGGCCTCCCAAATTCGACGGCCCAAGCCCATCCTGGCGACCTACCCGTACCCCATCCTAGCCACGGACGACACATGGTCCTGCCAGGCTAACATAGTGGCGGCTCTGACACGGGACACCCTGCACGAGGTTGTGAACCAACCTGGTGAGGACACCTACCAGGCGTCTGCCGGCGTGGTCGAAGTGCTGCTGAGGTCGCTGACTCAGCTTGGGTATGGCGGCGGCGATGGGTTCTTGACTGAACCTGCCATCCACGCAGCACTGCTACGCGACACGGTTAAGGGCTACAACGCGGAACCATACGCGTTCCTGTCACAGACCGCAGTGGTAGGTGCTGAGCTGAAGGTCGTCGTTGTATATTCCGAATACATCGTCGAGCCTTATGCCTTCGCCACCACTACAGCAATTAAACAGGCGGAACTGACCAATGTTTAAGACACGCGTTAAGGGTCGCTACACCGTGACCCATCTGAAAGCCACGGGCGAGGTCCTGGCGCAGTACACCTTCGACAACCTCATCACTAACGCAGGTCTTGACTGGATTTGCGCCATGGATACCTCGGACCTGTTCTCACAGGCCCTGGCTGTGAGCACCAGTACGGCGGACCCGAACCCCGCCGCACCTTCCCTGCCTGAAGAAGTCCGGCGAACCACTTCCTATGCCCCGAACGGGGACGTAACCTCGGGTCTAGACGGGGAGTGGATTTACTGGCACAAGCGGTGGCGCTTCCCGATAGGCACTCTTACCGGGCAGGTACTGGCCACCGTGGGCATTGTAGCCCAATCCGAGGTCGGGTTCGAGAGTAACACGGGCGCGAAGATTCCGGCAGGGACTCCGCTATCCTACACCCGGATCAAGGATGCCGCCGGCCAACCTACCACCTTGGTAGTTCAGGCCGACGAGATTCTCGACGTGCAGTATGAGCTGCGCAGCAAGGCCGTGGCGATGGCCGAGGCCAAGTTCGTGATCTCCGGGGTCGAGCGCACCATCCGACTTACTCCGCTGCCCTTCGCGAACCGTCGTAACCTCTACGGCGAGCGCTACATCTTCTACAACGAGAGTCCGCGGATCGACGGCAAGAATGCGTCGGGTGCGGATGTCCAAGACGGCCAGTGGGTGAAGCTGTACCCGCGATATACTCGCGGCACCTACAAGGGCCAGCTTATGCTACGGGCCACCGTAGATAACGGCAACATGCCGGGGGGTATCACCGGGTGTAAGGACCTGAAGATTTACAACGGTCGGAACTACGCACTCACCATCGACCCTCCTGTAGTCAAGAACAACACTCAGGAGTTCTCCATTACAATGGAGTTCTCGGTGGCGAGGGCATAACCCATGGCGCTGATCTATGACTTCAACGAAGACCTCGATCCCAAGGCCAAGTCGAAGTTTGTAGGTGCCAGGGCACGTCGTGACATCAGCGACGTGCTCGACTTCTGCGACGGAGGGGTCGCCATCCAGGACCCCTCCGAGGGGCTATTCGTCCGGGTATGGCGCACCATGCTGCGTAACGACGGCACCTACCTCGGCTGGGAGGACGGCACCAACGAAGTGCGCATTGGCGATGGCATCGACGCGGGTATCTCGACGATATCCTTGGACTTCGACAGTAATATGAACTACGTCTTTGTGTTCGTCCGCGCAGACAAGACCGGCGCCCTATCGTACTTCAACGTGCAGCAGGGCCGTCGTATCGTAGTTGAGCTGGGCCAAGTGGACTATGCCAAGGTAGCCCTCGACGACAAGCGCCCCGGCGCAACTGCGTGGGCACAGGTCATCGTACCCTACACCCGAGGCGGTAACATGTACGTTCGCACGCAGAACGAGAACTACACCCAGGAGCACCTGGAGGTGGACACCGGCAAGGTGTTCCGGCCTCTGGTCAAGTGCGGCATGGGAACCAACCTACGCTTCCAAGTCCAATTCAGAGGGCACATGTAATGAGCAAAAAGCAGACCGCGAGTGCTGAGCGGCTGGGCCTGCTTCACGAGCTGGTCTGCACCGCCATCGAACGCAACTTCAAGTGGTACATGGACAACGACATCCCGATCCCGGCATCGGATATCGCTGCCGCCACCAAGTTCCTCAAGGACAACGAGATCACCTGTGACCCGTCGGACACGATCAACATCGACCGGCTCCGCGAGGAGATGCGTCAGGCTCAGAAGGAGAATCGCCGGATCGCGCTGGAAGGCTTCATCGCCGGCGAGACCGACGACGAGATGGAACGCCTGTACACCCACTAAGGAGGCAGCATGACGCCGCAAGAACGATTCCAGATAGCCCACGAAGTGCGGGACATGTACCCGCGCTTCCGGGACTTCTGCCTGGATGCCATGCTGTTCCTCGGCTTCAAGATGACCTGGATGCAGCTCGACATCGCCGACTTCATGCAGGACTCACCCAACAAGGCGATGGTCGCTGCACAGCGTGGCGAGGCCAAGTCCACCATCGCCTGTATCTACGTGGTCTGGTGCATCACTCAGAACCCGGCTACCCGAGCCATGCTGGTATCCGGCTCCGGTGACAAGGCCGAGGAGAACGGCCAGTTGATCACGAAGCTGATCATGCACTGGGACCTGCTGGCGTACCTGCGCCCCGAGGCCCGTATGGGTGACCGTACCTCGGCCACCAGCTTCGACGTGAACTGGGCGTTGAAGGGAGTCGAGAAATCGGCTTCCATCAACTGCATCGGGATCACCGCTGCCCTCCAGGGTTACCGGGCTGACATCCTGATTCCTGACGACATCGAGACCACGAAGAACGGCCTCACCGCCACCGAGCGGGCCAAGCTGACGCGGCAGTCGCAGGAATTCACCTCTATCTGTACCCATGGTAAGATTCTCTACCTAGGCACGCCGCAGTCCCGTGAGTCGATCTACAACGGTCTACCGGCGCGGGGCTTCCTGATGCGCATCTGGCCTGGCCGCTTCCCGACCCTGGATGAGCAGGAACGCTACGGTGACTGGCTCGCACCTTCCATCCTAGCGCGCATTGCCCGCCTGGAGGAGAAAGGCCACAACCCGCGTACTGGCAAGGGCCTGGATGGCACTCGTGGCTGGGCTGCCGATCCGCAGCGCTACAACGAAGAGGACCTGCTCGACAAGGAGCTTGACCAAGGCCCCGAGGGCTTCCAGCTTCAGTACATGCTGGACACCAGCCTCGCCGACGAGCAGCGTATGCAGCTCAAGCTGCGCGACCTGCTGTTCATCGACGCCACGCATGAGAGCGTGCCGGAGCAAGTGGCCTGGGCTGCCGATGAGCGCTTCAAGCTCAAGTTCGACGCCCACCGATTCCCGGTCATCAAACCTGAGCTGTACCTGCCGGCGCTGATGGCTGGCGGCTGGGCACCACTCCAGCAGATGACGATGTTCGTGGACCCTGCCGGCGACGGTGGCGACGAGCTGTCGTATGCTGTGGGCGGGACTCTTGGCCCGTACATCCACGTCGTGAGCATCGGCGGTTGGAAGGGCGGCTTCGCTGAAGAGAACCTGGAGAAATGCATTGCCCTGGCTGCGCGTTATGGCGTCAAGGTGATCTATGTCGAGAAAAACCTCGGCGCTGGTGCAGTTGGCCAGCTCTTCCGCAACCACATGCGATCCATCGACCCGGACACCAACAAGCCCCGCTATGAGGGGATCGGCGTAGAAGACCGCCAGAAGTCCGGACAGAAAGAGCGTCGCATCATCGACACCCTGCGGCCCATCATGCAGCGGCACCGTCTGATCTTCCACGTATCGGCGATGGATTCCGACCACGTGGCCTGTCAGCAGTACCCGGCGGACAAGCGCAATGAGCGTTCCGTGTTCCACCAGATTCACAACATCACCACCGACCGAGGCTCACTGCCTAAGGACGACCGGATCGATGCCCTTGAGGGCCTTGTCCGCGAGCTAGCACCCACGCTCGTGAAGGACGACGAAGCCGCTACCCGCGCTCGTGAAGAGGCTGCCAAGAAGGAATGGCTGAACAACCCGATGGGTTACACTAAGTCTGTCCTTCGGTCTCTCGGCATGGGCCGGGAGCGTCGCAAGGGCCGCCCAAAAGGACGAAGACTATGATGCTCGATACCGCCGCCGAGGCGGGCAAAGGCACCCTCGCCGTCACCGGCGTGGGGATCGCCGTTTACTCGCCCTATGAGATCGCCAGCCTCTGTGCTGCGGTACTCACCGCGCTCTACGTGGGCGCCCAGCTCATCACCCTGCTCCCGAAGATGCTCGATAGCATCGCGGAGCTTCGCCGGAGGTTCAAGAAGTGAACAAGCCCCTGCGCGGCGCAGCCCTTGCGGCTGCCCTCGCCGGCCTTGTCGCCCTGGAAGGCAGTGAGACCACCGCCTACCGAGACATCGCCGGCGTCCCCACCATCTGCTCTGGCACCACTGCCGGGGTCAAGATGGGTGACAAAGCCACACCGGAGCAGTGCTACCAGATGACGCTCAAGGACTACCAGCGCTTCGAGCGCATCGTCCTGGACGCCATCAAGGTGCCGCTGAACGTCAACGAGCAGACCGCCCTGACGTTCTTCTGCTACAACGTGGGTCCAGTCTGTACAACCAGCACAGCGTTCAAGCGCTTCAACCAAGGCCGCGCCACTGAGGGCTGCCAAGCCCTGGCCATGTGGAACAAGGTCACGATCAACGGCCAGAAGGTCGTATCCGAGGGCCTCGTGAATCGCCGCAACGCGGAGATCAAACAATGCCTCGAACCATCGTCGCAATACTCGTCCTCGCTGTGGTAGCCCTGGGAGCCTCGTACGGCTTCGTCCAGAGCTACCGGGCCTTGGGCATCGCCCAGGAGGAGATCAAGCGGCAGACGGCCCGTGCGGAGGCCCTGGAGGTGCGGTACGCCACCTTGCAGCGCCACGTCAAGGAGGTCGCTGCCAAGACCAACACCCAGCGCCAGGAGGTGGACCGTGCCCTGGACCAGAACCGCCCGTGGGCTGACCGGCCTGTGCCTGCTGCTGTCGTTGACAGCCTGTGCAACCGCCCCGGCGCCCGCTGTGCTGTGCGAACACCCACTGATTGACCCTACCACCCAGGCTGGCCTGATCCGCGCTGTAGCGGCCTATCAGGACGCCCTGGACCTATGCAACGCCTTGAATCAAGGAGACTGACATGGCGAACACCCGTGAGCAATACCTCGCTGGCCGTAACACCGGCCTGACCTTCTACCAGGTATGCCAGCCTGGGACCGACAACCGCATCGCCCTGCACGATATGGACGAGGCTGATGTCAAGGCCAAGGCCACCGCTGTCATCGCTGCTGCGGCCGCCCTGGGCGGCGAGGGCGGTACTGTCACCCCGGACCCGACCACCGCCTACAAGACCAAGACCGGCGCCAAGGTGAAGGTCCAGGGCGTAGACGCCACCCTCACCGTAGCGAATGGCGCTGTGAGCGCTGCGGCCCTGCCGGCTACCGCCTACGTGGCGCAGAGCGGCGTGGAGATCACCGGCGCTGACGGTAACAAGGTCACGCTGACCATCGCCGGCGGCGCTGTTACCGCCATCGCATACACCCCGAAACCCTAACGCACAAGGAACTGAATCATGGCAACCTTCGCCGCTGCAACTCAGAAAGACCTCCGCGCCTTCGCCGGCGCTATCGAGAACCTGATCCGCCCTCTGGAAGAAGCGGCCTTGGGTTCCGGCTTCACCGAGGTGATCACCATCACCAAGGGCACCGATGGCAACGAGACTCGCACCTCCGAGCGTAAGGTACGTCCCGAGCTGGTCGCTAACCTCGACGCCCTGATGGCCGCTGTCGAGACTGCCAAGGCGCTGGTCTACAAGTGATCGAGTAGCTCAAGCCGAGCACCTGCATAGTCGGGTGCTCCACTGGAGCTACTGGAATTTTTATTGAGATTGGCTGAGGCTGGCTGTCTGTGGGCGGGAGTAGTTACTCCGGGTCCAATTTTGGTATCGTCGTGTGAGAACCCTCCCGACT